ATTTGTACCACCAGCTAAAAGTCATTGTCTTTTGATTACCAGCACTTCCAAAGTCTCTACTTAAATATGAATTTGCCATTAGTTAAATTGTCCTGAGTTATTCATTCCTACTGAAATGGTTATACTAAATGCCCTGTCTGCTGTTTGAGCTTCTGCATCTGTTGCCCTTAATGTAAAATTATAAGTCGTTTCACTTGTTGGACTAGGAGCTGTTCCTGTTATTGCACCAGTTGATGAATTAAGTGTTAAATTCATGGTACTTGCAGGTGTGTCAGTATTACTTGTTAGCACACTTGTAGTTTCACTAAATGCTACTGTTGAGTCTGATGAAGCATCTACATCTAAAGATACTGATGCTCCTGCTGCTACACTTCCTAGACTTCCAGCAGATGTACTCCATGTAGGTGCATCTGATACTGTAAGTAATGCTGATGAACTACGAGCTGCTAAACCATCAGGGTTTTCAACTCTTATAAAATATGTGCTATCTGTTCCAATGGTAAAGTTTGCCACAACTGTAGTTGCATTAGTAAATGAAACTGAGTTTGGAGTAAATACTACCCCTGTGGAGCTTATAGCTTCTACATGAATACCATTTACAAAATTCGTACCTGTAATTGTTATTGATGTTGCAGTATTTCCAATAGCTGATGGGCTAATCGAAGATACTGTTGGGTATGTTGCTGTTGCTGTTGTTACAAAACTTGTTACCCCTGAACCATTGGTTTGCAATACCTGTCCATTTGAACCATCAGAAGTAGGTAATTTTATTAAAGTTCCACTACTGTTTATCATATTAGAAATATGATGTATGTAATTACCCATGTGGGCATGGCTGCTACATTGATAGTACAACAAGTTTGGGGTGTACTCATCTACTTGTATTTGAGTATATGCTCCACTTGATCCTGGTGTGCCATTAGTTGTTACATTAGTTGTATAAGCTGTGCTTTTTGCAGCATCTAAATAAAATCTCAATGGGTGAGTGCTATTGCTAGAGTCTGATTGGTCAAACCTATAATAATAAGTTTTACCTGTATCTGCACCATCAAAATTTAATACAGCACCCTCGACTCCATCAATCGTATATGCACTACTAGAACCAACTCCTGTATATGGGTGTGCTGATGTCTTGGTAATTACTTTGACTTCAAACGATATAGGAGAAGATGAACTTCCCCAATCTGATTTATAATCTTTACCTCTTGTTCTCTCAACAGTACCAGCTTGTCCTGATGTATTTTGTGTTCCTGTTGCATTAACGCCAGGCAAATCAATATTACCTGTGCCATCAAAAGATACGCCACCAATAGTTCTTGCAGTTTCTAATGCTGTTGCAGTCGCTGCATTACCTGTGGTTGATCCTGATGTGCCACTTACATTACCTGTAACATTACCCGTAATGTTTCCTGCAAAAGTTCCTGACAATACATCTGTGCTTGAATTAAAAGTTAATCCAGACGCTGTCTTTGGACCTAAGTCGCCAGTCGCTGCCGTTGTAAACAAGGGGAAACAAGTAGTGTCTGACGACTCATCTGCGACAGTAATTGCAGTTGGTACATAACTAGATGATGCTTTAGCATCTAGTTGTGTTTGTATGTTTGAGGAAACATTATTCAAGTATCCGAATTCTGTATTTGATATTGTGCCATCGTGTATTTTAGTAGCATCTATCGCTGCACTTGTATTAACATCTGCGTTAACAATAACTCCTGTGCCAATAGCTGATGTGCCTGTAACATTACCTGATCCATCAAAACTAGCTGATGTCCAAGTAACATCGCCTGTCATACCTATGGTGCGACCTGTGGCTAGAGCCGTTGCAGAACTTGCAACACCTGTTAGGTTTCCTGTAACATTTCCAGTCAGCGTTCCAGTGATTCCTCCAGTAGCCGTAATAGCGCCAGAAGTCGTAAGACTCGTTGCTGTTATCGCAGGCATATTTGCTGCTACGTTTGCAAGTGTTACCTTTAAATTAGAACTAGACTGAACGATAGGAAATACGGCACTGCTCGATGGTGTCGTGGTTGCCGTTAAGTCTGAAATCTTTTTAGTTGCCATTTATTGTACTGTCCAAGTAGTAGAAGGGGACGATGTATCTTGCCAGTTTCCTGGTGCTATATCTGTCCTATCTTCTTGTTGAAATAATTCATTGTCCTCAGTCGCCAATAAAAAGAGGTTGTCTTCTGTTTCAATGTAGCCTTGTGCTGTTTCTGGGATACTAGTCCAAGAAGTGCTTGTGGTGCTTACAGGTGTCCATGTGGTCATTAGTAAGCTCCGTAATCAATTCTTGTAGTTGGTGCTACTCCAGAATGCCTATCTCTCTCGTTAGTGGTGATTAAATCTTGTTTTGCACGATCATAGTATCCTGCCCACACTTGAATTCTTTTGTCGTTTTGTAAATAAGGTTCTGCCTCGACCAATGCTCCGTACAGGTAAAGATCGGGGTGATAAGTGAGCATGTCGTTAGTTGTATTTGAATCTGACAGTGCTGTAAAATACTTATAATACAACATTTCTATTTCGTAAACTCCGTCAGGAATAGGTCTTAATTGAAAAGAATTACCCATGATTGAGTATGCTTTTGGTTTGCCTGTTGTGCTACCGCCTCTTACTCTATCCATTTGTTCTGGAGTCATATACTCTAATGCTGTTTTAGGGTCTGTATTTAGCTGTATGTTACGCATAGCCACAAAATTATCAGGCAAAGAATAATATTCTGTATCTGCAATTGTGTTTGCAGTTACCCTGGTTTCCATTCTTCTTATTTTAAAATCTCTTCTGTGTCTTGCTTCTGCAAGTTGTATAAATTCAGGTATTCTATCATCTAAATCGGTTCTATCTAACCAATTTGCTATTGCTGTTTTGAGTTCTGAATAATTTGTTAATGCCATTATATTCTTCTCTGTGTAGTTTTAAGGTATTTGTATTCTGGGCTATTAAGCAGTTTTTTGACCGCAGGCCAGTCCTCTTTTTTTTGTGCATCTATGCCAAATTTTTGTTTCCATTCGTAATACACAACAAGAGGTATCCTTGCACAAAGTCTAAATTCGTCTTTGAGCGCATGATCCTCTTGTTGTAAGCGTTTGTTGGAGTCAATAATGCTACCAACTTCTTGAACGTGTTCAATTGCACCTTCATTAGTAGCATTACTAAAATGAAATGTCTGTCCGTCTCCGATTTTTCTTTTCATTCACTCAACTCTTGTACATAAACAGTAGGAGTCCCACTACCATGTATGGTTGCCATTTTCATGCCACCATCTACTTTGAAGATAATAGATTCATCTCCTGCCATGTATATTGAAGAAGCAGCTACTGCTGTAGGATTTGCTCCAAACTCAATAAATACAGGGCCAGTGGTTGTTACTCTTACATATTCAATAGCAGCATTGAAAGCCGATGTTTGTGCCGAAGTTCCGCTTGTCGTTCTTGTGTGATTTGCTATTACTCTATAGCCACCTAGCCAATTTGCCATCATTATCTCCTAATTACAAATGTTACTAATAGTTTTTTAGCACCTGTAGAACCACCATCTGTAATCATTTCGATAGTTCCGTCTTCTTCAACTCTATTAGCTGCCGTAGGTTCTGCTGAATCTACAGTTCCTGCTGCCGAACCTGAATGTGCAACTGTTATGCCACCACCTGTTACAGCAGTACCACCAATTTCGAAAGTAATTGCAGCGTTTCCACCACTTATAGCTCCTTGTAATGCAGTAATAATTTTAATAATTCTACCACCATCTGGTACAGCTATAAATGTGCTTGATGCAGTAGAAATATCTTCTATTTCTCCTGACAAAAAATAATCATTTAATGTTCTCATTAAATTTCTCCATATTAATAACCCTCGTTCCGAAGAGATACCTTCTTCAAGGTCATTGTTAATTTGGTATCAAGCGAGGGGCAGAAAATAATAAAAACTGCCCCTCAAAAGAAGACAACTTATGAAGTTGTCAAGTCTGCGATTGTTGCAGAACTAGCTTCGTTTCTAGCCACTAGCGTCCATTCAGCTAAGAGCAATCTCTTTTCTGCGTCACCAGTTTTTGCTAGCTCAGAAACCTGGAATGGTCTCAAGAAAGCTGTTGCAAACATATCTGTTTGTACTAGAAGAGCAGAACGTCCACTGCTTCTTAGTATTCTATCAGCTACTACTTGTATCTCACCAAAGTCAGAAACATAAACGTCAATAGTAGCCACTAGACTTCTATCTTCTGCCATGTCCATACGAGTTGAGTTACCAGTAAATCCTGATACTTTTTGTTTGTTGAATGATCCAACTAACATCAAGTTTGGCTCTCCGCCATTGTCATAACAGTTTTTTAATTCTGTTTTGAGAATAGCTTCAGTAAGAACTCTTTGTGTGCCGTCTGTGACAGTACCACTTGAGTTTCCACCACCAGCACCATAGACGTTGTTGGTAGTAGTCCAAGATTCAAAACCTCTTGAAGTTCTTGCACCACCGCCATTGCCTGATCCTGCTGCTGCTGCAACTTTACCAGTTAGGGCAAGTTCCATATCTCTTTTTAGTTCTTTACCAGCTTTTGCCACTTGATAAGCTAGTTCGTCAGTCATGCCTGCTTTTTTAGTTACTTCTTGTGTACCAGTTACAATCACAGGTTTGTAAGAAATCTGCGTATAGTTGAATACACGAGTCGTAGCCGATAAAGCAGCATTAGGAGCATCATCTCCTTCTATTTGTGCGTTTGCCGCTGCTGCTGCTAATGTATCTGTTTGCCACTCGTGCTTGGTGAAGCTCGCAGTAGCTGTTGCGATAGACGACATAAAAGGTGTGTCAGTTGGTGTAATGTTATAAATTACATTCGCTAAATCTTCTCTATTGTCGTTAGCATCAAAAGTTTCATACGCATTAGTTGTAAATGCCATTTTTGATTACCTCTAAATAAATAATTAATAGACTATAAAAGATTTTTAATTAGGTTTTGTGCATCTTCCACTCTGCCTGTCTTTTTAAGTCTGTTCCTAAGTTGCGCTCTTTTTTCTGAACTTACTTCATCTGCCGTTTGTTTAGTGCCAGGCTTGGTTACTTTAGGTACATTTTTGACCTTCTTGCTTTTAATTTTAGCATTAACCAATTCCTCGTACTTCATAGCATTGTTCAAAGCCTTTACAC